GTAGATACTTGTTATGGATCTGTGGTGTGTTTACAGATTCAATGGCAAGTTCTGTGGAATCTATCTTGAGATCTTCTTGTACTTGTTGTTTTAATTCATCAAAATTCATAATTTAAGTATACACAATAGTAAATAAAGTCAACTTGGATTGCCAGGATCTGGATCGAATCGGTAATAAGTATACGAAAATCTAGCAGTTGCATATTGAGGCACTGCTGAATTTGCTGTGCTACTAAATTTTAATCCAGATAATCCAATTGGAAATATTTCATGAAATATAACTTTTTTATTATCTTTATATGTTCCTTTTGTCAAATAAAGAGTAGCGGTTGTCATCCATGAATTAAAAGATAATGAATTATTTGTACAATCATCATCTATATTTCCTAGTGCTCTCATCCATCTATAAATTTCAAGCCAATTAACTAAATTTTCATCTACCATGAAAGTTATTGTTAAATCTTCAAAATTATATTTTCCAATTGGTCTTTTTACTGGAATACCTAGTGTGGTTGGTTGCTCAACAGCAGCCATAGTCAAATTTGGAAGATTAACTTCAGTGCAGTTGTAAATAACAGTTGGAATTCTTTGCATTTCAAAATGAAAGTAATTAATTCCAAGAGTATTAATTGGTGTATTTGCCATGAAGTATGTAGAAAAGAAAACAGGAGCCATTTCTGGCTCCTGTCTCCGAAGTGTCAGGTTTTACTCAGTATCAGGCTGAGTTACCGTGAAGGTTTAGTACACGGAAAATTCTGTAGTACTGATTTAGATTGGCGGTTAGTGCTTCGCCATCTGGAGTTCCGCCGTTAAGAACGAATGGATTGGCAACCATGCCGTAGCGGGTCTTGAATCCAATCTTGGGCTGGAAGGTGTCAGGATCTACTGCACGAACCATCTGGAGTGGGACATAGGGGCAGTAGAACAAGCCAGCATCGTATGGGCTTGAGCCACGGTATCCTACGCAAACGAAGTCTACGCCAGTCTGAACATATGGGTCGATGTAAACGCGCATCTTGCCGTTTAGTACACCAGCGAAGGTATTACCGGTGTCATCAACTTCAAGCTGCTGATTTAGAGCAGGGCTGATGTTGAGGAATCCACCCATTGCGAGGGCTGAAGCAACATCTGACGAGCAGATGATGAAGTTGCCCTTACCGCGACGAGTTTCCTTGGCGATTGTATTAGCTTCGCGTTCGATCTGGAACATGAGGCCACGGAAGCGTTCAGCTGACCAACGACCGTCTGAGTCAACTAGTAGGTCATATACGCCACCACCGAATGTGGTTGAAGATAGATCGCCTTGCTTTGCACCTAGCTTGGAGACATGGTAGATGCCACGAACGACTTCGCGGTTGATTTCAGCAAGAATTTCAGTGCTGAGAATGTTGGCGAGTTCGGTTTCAGCATCAAGTCCGTGAACAGCCTTGAGGTCCTGAGCGAGTTCAGTGGTGTAGTCGGCCTTTAGAGCGCGAGTCTTAGCCTGAACAGCAACCTTGTCGATGGTGAATGCCATTTCCTGGAAAGGTTTACCACCAGCAGTACCAATGGTTTCAGCTTCACCAACTAACATACCCTTAAAGTCATTTCCAAATAGTGCTGATGTTCTTGTTGCACCAGTTGTTCCTTGGAATAGGGTTAGACCGTAATCAGCAGAACCACCGAAGTAGTTTGTATATGAATTACCATCTCCATTGTTTCCACCAGTACCACCTGAACCGCCGAATGGTACGAATGGTTCCTGGTACATGGCATCCTTACGAGCACCATTAGTTGGATCGTACTTGGGACGCATTGCGAAGATGAGTCCGGTTGGAGCGGTCATGGGCTGAACGCCGCAGATGTCATAAGCAATAAGGTTTGGCATTGCACGACGAACAAGGCTGATTAGGATTGGGTCGTAACCAGCGATGTTGGTTGATGAAGCACTACCAAAAACATTGCTGATTGGTCCACCTAGGGTGTTGTCTTCAACAAGTCTTTGCTGGCGCATTGCAGACTCTTGGTTCTCAAGAAGAACTGCGGTAACTTTAGCTTTGTAGCTATCTTCAATTGCAGGGAGTGCGCTGTGGCTTAAAACTGGCTCCCACTTCTCAGTTAAAATATCGTATGGTGTTGTATCTTCGAACATGTTATCTCCTGTGTATTTTTATTTATAATTTATCTGTGCTTGAGGTGTCTACTAATCGCATTTGCGTAGGCATTAACAGTACTTTCAGTTAGTGTTTCAGGTACTGTTGATGTCTCAAGAATATCAATAGTGCGATTTGCTGGTTGAATTCTTGGTTGTGCTTGTGGTTGAATTTGTGCTGGACGAGCAAAGAAGCTTTCCTTGATAACTCTGAGTTTTCTACGGAATTCTTCTGGATTATCGAATTGAACGCCTTCGGCTAGATTAGCTAACTTATCTACTTGAGTTGCAGCTAAACCAGCCGATTCTTCAGCAAAAACAGCCACAGCAGCGGTGTCTAGAAGCTTCTTGCGAAGAGAAACATTTTCATGAATGCTCTTGTTTAGTTGTTTTTTCTGAGTGTCAATTTGAGTATAAAGTTCATCTAGAACATCATACTTCTCATTTGGAACATCGATGAAGTTAGTTTCAAAGAGTTTCTTTAGACCGAAGATGAAATTCTCAGCCAATTCAACTTTGATTCCTCTTTCGACTTGTAGGCGATTCTCATTGACCCATTCTTCAACGACATAGGTTAGATAATCATCAACCTTCTCAGTTAATTCTGAGATTGTATTGTTTAGAGCATTGTTGTAAGAAGCCTTATATGATTCATCAAGCTTTGCTGATCTTTCATTTAGCTTTTGATTTACAGCAGCGACAAAAATAGTCTTTGCTCTTTCTACAAATTGTTCTGATAGGTTGGAATTAGCAAATAAAGCAGCAAGATGTTCCTTTAGGGATTCTTCTGATTCTGCTTCCATATCCTCTTCTTCCATCTCATCTTCAGTACCCATAGGAGAACCTGGCATTTGCATTGGTGCTCCAGATTTTGGTGTCTGAATTGAGGCAGCATTTTGTGCGTAATATTCGCCTACTGGCTTGTTTAAAACTACTCCCTTGCCAGTGGTATCAAACGCACCACCTCCAAGGATATCCTGTTCGTCCGATTGTGTATTTTGTGGTAACATTATATTCTCCGTTTTATTTAGTATTTATCTTATTCCTCTGAGTCTATTTTGTACATTTATTCTTGATCCGGTTGCTTTTCCCTGCAAAGCTAAAGTAGTTTTTAGATCACCAAAAATATTTTCTGATGCTCCTTGTTGAGCTGCTTTTTCTATTTCTCTAAAATTTGAGGAAAGGAACCCATCTTTTTTATCGGCACTTGAACCAACAGCAGCACCAAGACCAGCAGCTACGCCTGTAGCAAGGTTAGAACCACCTGTAGCTACACCTCCTGTTGCTGGATTTATTAATGATTCTACTTCATCTAGTTTATCGTCAGCTAACGCTCTTTCGGCTCTTCTCAATCTAAGAATATCATCAGCAGACGCATTAGAATTGGCTTTTCCGCGTCGAATAGCCTCTGCATAATCAGCTCTTCGTAGTCCTAATTCTTGAGCTGTTTTTGCAGCCTGTTGTTGTACCTGTGCCTGTGTCTTTATTGCCTTAGCTCCAGCTCTAGCTCTTGCAACTCTTCCTACTTTTCCAGGAAGAGAAGTGGCAACCTTACCAGCACCTTTTGCAGTTGCTTTACCAGCACCTTTTGCTACACTAAACAATCCCTTACCAATAGCTCCAAGAATACTTTCATCCAATTGTTCATTGGACATAGTGTGGTAAGCACATTCATTTAAAGATTTTAATTCTTTTGAAGTTAAGCGTTTCATTTTATTTTTCTTAAAAAATCTGCAAATGCTTTTATAGATTCTTCTTGAAGTTTTCTTTTGGAAGATGTTGAAATTCTTCTGTGATATCCTGCAATATCTTGTTCTTTTAGAATACCATTATCCCAAACCCATTCCTTGCCTTCCATAATTCCATCAACGAAAGCATTTGGTGCAGATGGATCTGCAACGATATCAATAGCAGCAAGCATGAAATCTTCTTTTACATAGTTGACTGCGCCTTTTTTCTCCAAAGAACCCATGCCGCGAGTCGATACTCCTAGCTTAACACCTTCATTCATTAAATTTTTTACAATTTGTCCGCATGGGGTATCAAGGACTTTTGCTTTTCCATAAATGTCACTTCCGCTTTCATTAAGCCAAGTAACTCTATGAGATACGCGGTCTAAATTTACTGATGGACCAGATGGATGATTTAGTTCTCCCAAAGCACGATTTTTATTTACATATTCAGTAACATAACGACGAGCTTCATTCATTAGAATATTTCTTGGATAAATTCTTCCATTCTTATTCTTTTGATCAGCTTGCATGAAAATACCTTCGATGAAATATTGCTTTTCACCATTATCGGTTTTTTCAGTTAGAAATTTTATATCTTCGACTGTTTCTGTTATTAACTTCATTTTTTCTTCTTCTTATTTTTTTGAGCGGCTGCAATAATATCTCCTCTTGTTATCTTATCTTCTGGAGGATACATTGCTGCTAATTTAGATTTTGATGATTCAGTCATTGACTTTTTATCATCTTCATCTTCGCTTTCTAGATCTTCTTCTTCAGTTGAATCTTCCTCTTCTTCTTCGTACTGTTCATTGAAGGTCATTTTGGCTACACGGACATATTCTTCGGCAAGTCTTTCGCCAAGTTTTACAGTTAAGTCTTGCTGAATTAACTTTTTAGCGTCAATTGCGTTTTCTGATAATATTGAGCGGATTATTTTTTTGCTTTTCATGGTTTTTTCCTTTATATTTAGAATTTTTTATTCTTGAGCTTGTACAGCCTGTTGCATTTGCATTTGTTCTAGTTCTTCTTGCTTTCTTTTGGCAATATCTACTGCCATTTCTCTATCAATAAGCTCCATTTCTTCTTCTGTTTGTTTTAGAATGTTTTTACGAATATAATTACTGGAATAATATCGTCCAATCATAGGCTCCATTTGTGCAGCCAATTCCATTCTAGATGATAATATTTCGGCATCCTTCAAATCGTTGAAATAAGAATCACGATTAAAAGAGAAGTTTATATGGGGATAAATTAAATTCCAATCATCTTCAGTTATAACACCCTTTAGTATTAGCTGAACTTTTAGTAACTGTGAGAACATACCGGAGAACTTGTAACGCAATCTTTCAATAAATTTGTAGAATTTGACCTCATCTCGCGTGATTTCGGCTGATCTTCCCATATTAAAGCCATTTTCTCCCGCCAATCTTGAAGGTGGAATATTTAAAGCAAAATATAGTTTCTTCTTAAAATATTCAACATCTGTCAATTCACCAAGATTTTGTCCCCCATCCAGGGTAGTAATTTCAGTTCCTCTACCACCTTCTCTTCTGGGTAGCCAGAAATCCTCAAGCATTGCCATTTGATTTCTATCGTCTTTGATTTCACCAGTTGTCTGGTTATAAATCATACGATTTCTATATTTGTTCATTAATTCACGAACATACTGTTCTGCTTTTTGCTTTGGCAGATTACCAACATCCACATAGAATATTCTTCTTTCTGGAGCGCGGGAGATACGATATACGACTATTGCATCTTCGACCTGTCTCAACATGTTTAGTGGTCTAATTGCCTTGTGGAGGAATCCTAAGACCCTCTTGGAATTCATATCAACCATTCCAGAATGAACATAACAAATTGAATCTGGAGATATTCTAAGACCAGCAGCCCCAGTTCCAATTACTGAATTTTTATCATTGTTTGAGTAAACATAGAATTCATCGACATCTTGAATGATTGATAGAGAATTTCCTGTTTGTTTTGCTGGATTAGACTTTATTTTTCTTACCTTTTTGATCTTGGTAGAATCAAGTGGAACTAATTGTTTAATTCCAGCGGATGGATCATCCATATCAATAGAAATATAAAAATATAGTTTTGAATCGATATACCATCTACGGAATATTTCGTAGCATTTATCCTGAAAATCTAATAACTGAAGAATAGAATCAAATTCAGAATATATTTTACTTTTTATATTTTCTGAAAAATTTATCTTTGATAGATCTAATTTTATTGGTTTTCTATCATTACCAGAGACAATAGCTTCATTGGTTATTTCATCAATTGCAGTATCTACTTCTGGATATAAGGCCATTGCACGATATTGCGAAATCGTTGCCTGTTCATCTTTTGCAGATCCCATAAAATCAATGAATGTTCCATATACACCAGATCCTTCAAGTGTATAAGCTCCATCAAATTCTTCTGGGGGAGTAAAGTTTTGAAGATTTGCTGTATCTTCTTTTGTATCTTTTACTAATTTAAAACCAAAAAGCTTAATATCCATTTATATCTCCATATCATTGATCAATATAATCAAAAGAAAATGCCACATTAAAAGTCACATATTCATTAGGTACTCTCATATCTAGCTGTATTTCCCCGACTGAAATTGGCCAGCAACCATATAATTTTACAGATTTTAATACATTAGTACAATTTAAATCTAATTGCTCAACAACCCATCCACTAGCTTTATAAGTGGATGGTGTTGTTTGATCACCTGTATTGCTTAAATGATTATTGATTGAATTGCTCCAATCGTGAAATTTACTCCATATCTGGGAAGGATTTGTATTCGCGTCATCTAAAATTGCAACTTCCCAGATACTACCTCCCTGGCTTCCATATGTTCTATCTCCAGGAAGTTTAAGTTTTCTTCCTCTATAATCATATTCAACAACATACAAATTGTTCTGTGGCATGGATACGGCCATTGTTTGGAAAATATTGAAACCACCTCCATACGGAAAATTTCCAGTTACTCGGAAGCGATTTTTTCTAGTACCACCAGAAAAGTTTGTTTTAAAATCATTTATTGATTGAGCCATTTATTTCTCCATTATCCAGTAAAATAATCATAAGTTAATTTGACGGAAAAGGTATTATATATTTGAGAACCCATATCAAATTCTAGTGGGCCAACCAATGCAGGAAAGCACCCTCTCAAAACCATAGTTTTTAAAGTATTTCCATTGGTATCAAGATGTCTTATCGTCCAATCGGTTTTTAAATCTCTAAATGCATCAGATGATGACGAATGAACATTGGATACATGGGAATTTATTCTTTTATGCCATTCTTGAAATGAATTCCATAATGATTTTTCGGTATCATCCAAAATTGCTATATCCCAATCTCTATACGATCTATCTCCTGCGTAGTGAATAAGTCTACCTCTATGCGGAATTGATATTCTTCCTAAATCTGATGGTGGTAAAGATGCAGATAGAATATGATAAGTTGATATGTTATTAGGAACTCCAGATGGCCAAGAAGCAGAAACTAAAAATCTGTTTCTTCTAGTACCACCTTTAAAATTTGAAATGAAATTCGTAATAGATGCCATGTATTATGTAGTAAAGCTTAATTCAACAAAATTTATACTTTGTGATGGCTTTATTGACACATCAACATTTACTCTTCTATTGATATAATCAGCTTCATTATTATTTGAAGAGTCGCAAACTACAACAAAATCATCTATACCTGAATTTGCTTTTGCGAATTGCAGATATTGCTCTATTCTAATTTTTATTAGATTTCTAGTAGCCTCATCATTAAATTCAAATAATGAACTATTTAACACATATTGAATATTGCTAACTACATCAAAAATTAAATTAGAATAAGAAATTGATTGTTTTAGCGGATAAATTGTTCCTGTATATCCAGAAACATCGCTATTGATATAGAAAGATTTAATATTATCAGTTCCAAATATTTCAATTGGTAAATTTATACCTTTATCGTAAACGGATTCAAGATCGTTTAAGTTCGATGGTGTTGATGGAACTATTCCTTCTTTTAAGGAGGTTGTTGTAAAATTTTCAATAGTAGCCTCAAAATCTTGATTGAGTATTTTACCGCGAACATAACCAGCTGGTGGTAGCCAAGGAATACTATTTAAACTTCTAGAAAAACAACCAATAGCATCAGAAATTAACGGTATTGGAATTAATTTTTTATCACTAATAACATTGTCAGATCTATAATACCAAAATTTATTTTTTAGTCCTGCTATTGAATATGTTAAAATTTGAAAATCTTCATCATTGAAGTTTCTAAGATTTAAATTATCAATTGATATTGAATTTATTATCTGATTTGATGTTATATAACCATCTTCAAGCAATCTATTAGATGAATTTAAACAATTAAAAATAATTGGAGTTTTTTTATCCTTTATAAATGTTTTTAATTCTGTTGTTATTGTCAATCTTAAAGGATCATAAGAAAATGCTTTTATTTTATTTTCACTAAAAGCAGTTTTTATTGATGGTATTTCATTAGAAGAACAATTGACTAAAATTATATTAAAATTGTAATGAGAACAATCAAGTAAAAAATTATTATAAAAATTTACTTTTCTAGCTATCGGATAAACCTGTGGTAATGGACCAGAAGTAGAACGTACTAATTCTAAAAAATCTTCAAATGTAGTAATTGATGCGGAGATTTGAGTGTAATCTCCATTTTTAATTAGATCTGTTAATTTCGTTTGTGAATCTATTTTGTAATATTTTTCGTTTTGAAGTTTTAAAAAATTGATATATGTGGAATCATAGATCAATATTCCAATGTCTATGTCCTTTTTAGATTCTATTACTTCAAAATTAAATGTTAAATCATCCATTAAGATTGATTAATTACAAATCTAAACGAAACTTGATTCACCGAGAATACTGGCTTGAACGATAGATCGACTACAATCTGCCTAGCTTCCTGTACAGAAACTGGATTGTTTGTCTCGTCACAGACTATTACATAGCTTGAAACGCCTCTACCAGACTTGACAAATTCCATAGTAGAAGTCAATGCAGCTACAATCTTTGATCTTGTTTCAGCATCATTTAATTCAAACAATGCTTCTGCTACGATTGGCTTTATTTGTCTATTGACATAGTTTATAAGTCTAGTAACACCTATCTGTTTTTTGTTTTCAACAGTAAGTTCACAAGTCTTATCACCTAGTAGGAAAATTCCATCTATACCAAGAACATTATTAAATGCATTTACAAACTGGTTTTGTAAATTTGTAATATCGGTATCGTCTATTGATGGATAAAGTTTGGTAATGGTATTGACTTCGCCTCTAATAGTTCCTGCTGGAGCATACCAAGGGAAGAAACTGCTATCGGTTCTAGCAAGGCAACCAGCAGCATCAGATACCATCAATATTGGAATATTTGCGGTTTCTCCACCATAAAGTCTTGTTCTTTCTTTTCTACCGATTACAGAGAAAATATTATTGTCGAAGGTAGATCCGCTTACACCAGTAAAACCAGTAATACCAAAAGCAGCAGAAAAGTTTATTGGATATAGACCAGTTGAACCATTATGGAATTCAAATGAAGAGCCAATAATTCCAATAACATCCTCAAAAATATTTACTAATGCGACTACATCATTAAATTTATCAGCTCTTTCATAAAAAACAGAATCAATCTTAATGTTTGATGCAGCAAGTGAAGTAGCACCAGTTGCTGCAATTAAAATTCCACCGTATTCAAGATAATTCAAAGCTGAATGCAGTTCTCTATCAAGTGTAGAACCACCAGTAAATCCTTTTTCAATAGGACTGGAAGAAAATCCGCTTGAAGTTCCTGCAAGAACCGCAGAATCAAATTCGGCAATTAGTTCTTGTGGAGAGTTATATTGTTTATATGCGGGTACTGGAGAATCCCCTTCAGTCAATTTTTGCATGAATGAAGTGCCACACATAAAAACAGAAACATGGGAAGATCCCTGTGATTGTACTGCGCCTGATAAATTTGGTGAATTTTCTGTAATGTTAATTTGTGGCATATTTTATTCCTGCGTGAACCAAAGGGTGTCTGAATCTTTGAATACATTGTCTAATTTGTCTGGACCAACAAAAAAGGTAGTATTTTCTTCTTCCTCCTGCTCGCTTTTATTTATGATTTTCTTTTTCTGTAGGTCAATAATCTCTTCGAAGTAGCCCTGACGAGTTAGCCATCCAAAAAGAACCAAACACATAACCAAATCGTCCGTATAGCCATCATCTGCACAATGGGTCTGGTGTTTTGAAACAAATGTCATCAATTCTTGGATAATATCAAAATCTCTGACTAAGAGTCTATCTTGCTCAATTAAATTTTTTAGAACCGCACAACCAAGTTTTTTGACCGCAGAGCTGGTTCTTACTCCTCTTTGTTTTGTTCCGCGCCCGAATCCCAAGGTTACTTTTTGTCCTGCACGGCCCATCATCTGAGTCTGAATGATATTTTCATACTCATAATCTTCGTGCATGGCATCGGCAATCTGACCGCCGATATCGTTCACTTCGATCAGTAAGTGTGCGTTATTATATTTTATTGCCAGATTGTAAAGTTCTGGAGGAACATCAAAGGGGGATATAAGATTATTTCTATATCTAGCCACGACCTTATGAGGCTTTTCGGTGGAATCGACTACCACCATAGCCGTATAGTCTCTACCCTGACCTCTGGCGACATCGACCATGATGAAGTATGCATGGCCCTCAACTGGCTCGTCGTAGATGT